TGATGAGTGTTGGATTGAGCGAAATTCTAACACAGAGCGAATAGCAAACATGCTGGCCGAAAAATACAGAAATCACCGGGGTGCCGTCATTTGTTACGGGGATGCAACCGGGGGGGCGCGTGGCTCGGCGAAACTGGCTGGTTCTGATTGGGATATAATACGCAGAATCTTCGCCGAGGCGTACGGGGACCGACTCTCCCTGGACGTACCTCGGCGAAATCCAGACGAGCGGGTAAGAGTTAATGCTGTTAATGCCCGGATTCTGGCGGGGGATGGCACCCGGCGGATATTGGTAGATCCTGGGTGCAGTCGGCTGATTCGGGATTTTGAAGCAGTGACCGCGGCTGAGGACGGGGCGTTGGAAAAAAGTAAAAATAATTTATTGACGCATATTTCTGACGCTGCGGGGTATTACATTGCTAGGTGTCATCCGATAGAGGCGCGAGGAGTAATGCAGACAACGAGGGGCGGCCGATGAAACTTAGACGGGGGGAACAGCCTTGCCAATAGACAGCGAACATCCAGAGTATATAAAAAGGAAAATTGAGTGGCGTGACTGTCGGGTCTCGGCGGGGGGCTGGCGTCGTGTAAAATCGGCAGGCACCGACTATTTGCCGCTACTAGGCCCGGAGCAGGATGGGACAGACTATGCCGATTATTTAAAACGCGCATATTTCCTAGAGGCGTTTGGGCGTACAAAAGCCGCGCTTGTGGGGGCGGTAATGCAGAAGCCTCCAGCCGTTGAAATGCAACCGGAGGACAACCTTCGGTTGCATGCGTGGTTGGATAACGTGAGCGGCGAAGGAGTCGGCGTGGATATGTTAGCCGAGACGGTTCTTGACTCAATGTTGGAGGTCAGCAGGTTGGGCTTATATGTGACGATTGCAGCGGAGGACTCATTGGCCCCCGAGCCTTACTGTGTGCAATACGCCGCCGAGGCTATTATTAATTGGAGGGCAAAGGGGAACGGGGCGCCACTACTGGTAGTTTTATATGAGAATGTGCTTGAGCCTGCGGCAGATGACCCGTACTCGCTAGAGGGGATAGACCAGTGGCGTGAATTGCGGCTCGGGGGACCAGGGTTGATAACAGATCACCAAGCTGGCGAAATAGCGCCAGAGCATAGGCTTAAAACGTATCCTGATGACGTCTTTATTGTCAATGTCTGGCGGCGTCAGACCTCTGGTGACGACCGGGAAAGTTTTGAGATTATCGAAACACACGTCCCCGAGGCGGCAGGCAGGCCGCTAGACTACATCCCATTTGTCTTTGTTAATGCGTCTACGTTGTCTGTCGAACCTCAGCGCCCGGCATATACCGGCCTAGTGGAGGCGCTTTTTGACCATTATCGACTGATGGCGGACTACCGCCACGGCCTAAGCATTACGGCCCTGCCTACTCCCTATTTTTTTGGAGAGGGTGCAACTAAGGGGACATTGACTATAGGGTCAAGGGCCGCATGGACATCGGACGAGGCCGACGCAAAAGCAGGAATGATCGAATATACAGGGCAAGGCTTGAACGCTCTTCGGGACGCTATAGCGGACGCAGAAAAGACAGCCGCATTTTTGGGGGCGCGATTGCTGTCGGCCTCTACGTCTCAAGTTGAGGCGGCGGAGACGCACCGTATACGACAGCAATCGGAACAAGTGTCCATTGTGGAAATAGCTGCCACGGCGTCCGAAGCGATTACGCAAGTTGTGCGACTTGCAATCCGCTGGATGGGGATGGATACGACAAGTTATAGATATAGGCTGAATACCGACGTCACGAATACCCGATTGACGGCACCAGAGGTCACGGCATTGCTACAGGCGTACCAGGCGGGCGGAATGTCGTTCTCTACGTTTTATTATAATCTACAACAAGGCGAAATCGCTCGCCCTGGGGTGGATGCTGTTAGCGAGCAGGAGGAGATTGAATTGGCCGGGGTCGCATGAACCTGACAGACCGCATTACAGATCTTTTAACACAGGATGACTTGATCTTGAGTCGCGCACTGGCGGCCCAGGTCAGGCAAGTACAACGCGATGTCGATGAATTGCGCGAAATTGTATCGGCCACAATTTCGCGCATTAATCCAACCGAGCCAGCGAGGGTCTCAGATCAGCGGCGGCGAGTGGAGGCGGCAACCCGTCAAATAGATAAGAATATCGCCACAGAATACCAGCGACTGTCTCAGCAGCACGTTGTGGAGTCCAGGAGCCTAACTGCAACTATTCCAGAACGTACAACAGAGGGGCTTAATAGTTCCCTCGGGGTGGCTCTGTTTTTACCCTGGCTACATGGTAAAAATAAAACCACAAAAACTCGGATGACTTCTGGCGTCGTTGAAAATGCGTTAATTCCTAACGAGGCCAAGGGCGTAGACCTTCGGGGTCGTTGGCGATCTAGCGCGGATAGCCTCAAGGCGGCAATTCGAGACGTCCTCTCCGCTGCCGTGCAGCGAGGGCGGCGCCTAGGGGATATAATAGAGATTGTTCGTGGCAGTGCTAGCGTGAGATTCCAAGATGGCCTATTCCATCCAGCTAAAATCGGCCTTGAAAGGCTGCTCAAAACGGCACACACTCAATATATTCAGGCGGCCAGGACGGAAACGTGGCGCCGTAATTCCGCTTTTGTGCGCGGAGTGCAATCAATAGCAGTGCTAGATAATCGTACATCTGTTCTTTGCCGCGTGCGTAACGGCAAAGCCTGGACTTTGGCCGGTGAACCGATGGACGGTACCGACGCCGCCTATCCTGGGCCGCCGCCTTGGCATTATCATTGCAGGTCTAGCTTTATCCCCATTGTTCGGACGCTACAGAGCGTCCGCCGCGGCATGAATAAAAACCAGCATGGCCCCCTTGCTGGGCTCAATGCTCAATTTCCCCTTGACGGCAATTTGGCCGAGACGATTGGCTTGACGGGGTGGATTGCGCGTTCGGAGCGGCAAGGGATTGACGTAGGCGCACTAGTTGGACGTGCGCGGCTCAAATTGTTCAAAGCTGGTCAGATTACGCCTGCCCAATTAATCAGCCAGCAGGGGCGAGAGCGAACGCTATTGGAGCTGACCACACTACAATCACACTAAGGCGCGTATAAAATGGAAGAAAAACAGGCAGCAGAGAAAGAAGCGGCACCACCCGACGTGGCGCAACTAGCGCAGCAGCTTGAGGAGTTTCGTACCAATAATCGTGAATTGTTTAACAAAAACAGGCAGTTTGAAGCCGATGCCATCGCGCTGAGGAATGATATTGAGGCGCTATCCGCCGAAAAAAAAGCCCTTGACGAACAGGCAGCGGAAAAAAACAGAGGAAGTGAGACGCAGGAGAGCAGGATAGTAGGGCTAGAGGAAGCTCGGCGGCTTGCGGTTGAGGAAGTGGCCAAAGAAAAAAAAATAAATAAGACAAACCAGATCAGGGCCGCACTAGTCGAGGCGCTAGGGGACCAGGGGGCCACAATGGACGCCGCTGGCGATGCTGCCCAACTCGCCCTATCTGATTGGGATATGGATGCGAGTGGAGAATTAGAATATAAATTAAACGGCAAAATAGTTTATAGTCACGCAACACCGGGGAGCAATCTGCTGCCACCTGAATGGGCTAGCCAGATGCGGGAGAAAAAGCCCTATTTTTTCCCGCCCTCTAGGGGGGACGGGGCAGCCGCTCACGGCCTCAGCGTATTAAACGGCAAACCGGCTGTCGATGGGAATGACGCTGTGGCACTGGGTCGCTATGCCGCCGAAATTGCCGCAGGAAAAGTAGAAATTCTTGACAGCGGCACAGATGTGCAGGTAAACCAGGGCGGGCGCGAATAAAAGCGGCCACTTGCCAATAATCCTTAAAGGCCTATTTTATTCTTATCTGTTCAGTTAAAATATAGGCCTACAGATCCCACCATCGATTATCGTGGGTAGGATTTTCAACCCGCGATAATTATAGAGCTATGGCCCGAGGCCATGACTCCGTTGTCCGAGGCAACGCACCGACCGGGGGACCGCATTCACCCGAACGCTGTGGCCGAACAATTGGAGTTATAGCCTAATGGCAAACGTTCTCACTACGATCATCCCTAAGATCCTCGCTGGCATGTTGCCCGTATTGCGTGAAAATGCGGTCATGCCACAACTTGTACAACATTACGGCACTCGCTCCCGCGTCAAACCGGGTAAGGCTATCGACGTGCCGATCTCAGTAGCGCAGACCGCTTCCGCAATAACTAACAGTAACACTCCGCCTGCGAACACAGACAAAACCCCAACATCAGTCCAAATAACACTGAATAAGCATTATGGCTCCAATTTTCATCTATCGGATGCCGAAGTTACTCAAATCAACAGCGACGGCCTACACATTCCAGGCCAGATCGCGGAATCTATTAAAGCTCTAGCCAATCAGGTAGACTCTGACCTACTGGCGCTGTATTTGGACGCTCAAAACGCAGTAGGCACGGGCGGGACAACCCCTTTCGCGTCTGAATCGCAACTAGCAACAGATTGGCAGCAGGGTGCGCGTAAATTTTTAAATGACGGACTTGCTGCGCCATCTGACCGCTCTGTGGTTTTAGATACGGCAGCTGAAGCGGCGCTCGGCAGCCTGAGTCTTTTTACTCACGCGGACGAGCGCGGCGACCAAGAAGGCATTTTAAACGGATCTATAGGCCGCAAGCTGGGGGCTAGCTGGTACATGAATCAAAATGTACCGACGTTCGATTCTAATGTCCCTACCGGGTTTCTTGTTAATGACGCCTCACATGCCACCGGCGCTACTACCTTGACGATTGATACTGGGTCAGGCACAATTAAAGTGGGTGATATTTTTACCGTTGCCGGGGATACTACTCGCTATACAGTGACGGCCGCATCACAGACAGCGCCGACCATTTCGCCTATAGGCAAAGTGGCGTTGGCGGACAATGCTGCCGTCACGTTCCATGCCGATCATGTGGCAAACATTGCATTCCACCGCGATGCGTTTGCGATTGCCAGCGCCGATCTAGGCGGCGCTGATTTCGGCTTGGCTAATGTCCGATCTATCGTTGACCCTGTGACGGGGCTAGTGCTACGCCTCGAGGTGCGCAGAGACTATAAGCAAACAACATGGGAACTGGATGTCCTCTATGGGGTTCAGACAATTCGCGGCGAATTAGCTTGCCTGATAATGGGTTAATTTTTCATCAAGTGGCGGCAGCTCAACAGCCGCCACTTGAGACTTTAACAGGAACCGTCAATGCAAACATTTAAAATGCTTAAAGGCAATGAATTTATCATTTGTGATAAAAATACAGATTTAAAGCCATTTTTTGCGGCAGGTTATGAGCTAGAGGGCAAAAAATGCAATATTACACGCGTGAACGCTGCCGCCATCAAGGCGGCGAAGCAGCCGAAGCAGCCGAAGGCGTCGAAGGGCGCCAGGGGATAAGCACTAAATGCCAGCCACTATAGAGGGGCCAGACTTTACGATCTTTGCAAGCGAGGAAAAAAATTTAGCCTATGTGGTGGGCGTTGATATAACGGGCGCTGCCATTGTATGGACCCTGATTGAGGCAAATTTTAACCGAACTGCCGATATAGTTAAAGGTGGTACCATTACCGGGGCAGCAACGGGTGCATTTACTATATCGCTAACCGCTGAGGAAACGGCAATACTGTCGGGGGAATATGCGTATATATGTATAGTTACCGACGCAGCCACGGATATAACAACGACAGTGACTGGCTCGCTAATAGTGCAAACGTACACGCAAGAGCTGTCTTATTGTTCAATCTTTGACGTTCGCACTCGCTGCCAACAATTAACGATAGACGCTACCAGCAGTCCCTCAGAGGCTAGCGTTTTTCGACTGATATTGGCAACATATCACGAGATTAATGCTGCGCTGTTGGCGGCAGGGTACGCGGTGCCAATACCTGTGGAGGCCTCGACTCTCAATGCTGGTGCAAGTGGCATTATTGTTGTTAGTGGATCTCACACCAATGGCAACAGTACGGCAACCCTAACCGGCTCCGGCGGTAGCCTAGTAGGTGCGGCGGCCTCTGGGGACCACTTTACCGTCACTGGAGATAATACGCGCTATCATGTTGTGGAGGAGGCGCGTACCACTAGTGATGGGGAAATAGTGCTTTCTGTTGCTCCACGTCTTCGCATGGATGCCGCTGACGGGGCGGTCATATCCTATCACTCTAGCCGCGGCAGTCATGAGCTGTTACGAACATTAAACGCCGACGGGGCCGCTGCTCGGGTTTTGCTGTCAGCGTTTGGAAACGGCGGAGGGCAGGTAGGTGAGGACCAGATAGCATATGGAAAAATATATAGGGACAATCTCAAAATGCTGACTAGCGGCAGCCTGAAGCTGTCCGGCATTGCGCGGACAGAACGAGGCGGCCTAAATCTGACCCCATTACGGAGGATCTAACATGTATTGCGAAGAAGCCACCGTTCGGCATCACCTCATTGCAGCCCAATTTTGTAAGAAGGGCGCCGCCTTTGCTGGCATCGGGAATGCAATAGCGAAGGCAGCAAAAGCAATGGACGCCGCTTTGAAAAAGTCGGGGGTGTCCCATTCCCCTAAATTACTAGAACGCATCAATGCTGCCGGGGCCGCATCTATTATGGCTGATGCTGATTTGGGCAACTACCAGGCGTCGTTAAAGTCCCTGGGCGCGTCAGCCGAAATCGACAACAAGGCAAATTAATTGCCATTTTCGGCACGGGTGCTGGTGCGTAATGCAAGCGCCGTCCAAAGGCAATTACGTACCATCCGTCGGCGGATTTCGGATCCATTGGCCGACACTTCGACGGCGCGGGGCGTAATGCAAGTAGTTGCTGACCATACTGCACAAATGATCCAATCTCAAGGGCGCCGCACATGGCCTAGCCTCAGCCCTCGTTATCAGCGATATAAAGCGGAAGTCCGCCCAGGGCGGCCGATGATGGTTTTTGATGGCCATTTAGCTCAGGCGCTGACCAGCATTAATGCTCCTGACGTTTGGACGCGGCGTCCCAATAGAGTAATAATGAGTCCTAGTATCCCTTATGCCGCTGACCATCAGACAGGTACGATGCGGCTACCCCGGCGGACCTTGGTTGACTTACGGGGCCAGGACGCAAAACAAGCGGGCCGGGCCGTAAGAGACGGTATTTTTAGGGGCTTAAGGAATATAACATGAGCGGCACTATTAATCCAGGTGACTTAGTGACGGCCATAAAAACCATTGTTGCCGCCGACTACGACGCGCAACGCGTAGCTGTAGCGGCGTTGTATACAGATGGCGTTACGCTATTGAACATGCAGGCCATTTACCGGGCTGCATTGGAGCAATATCAAAGCTCGCCGTCCTTAGTAGTGACGGCTATAGGCTCGGGATATGATTACGACGAAACCGACTTCTTGGACGGGGTGCCGTGCCGGAGGTATCACGATATAGTCATGGAAATGATAATTTGGGGTAATCAGCAAACGGCAACTTTGCTCCCGCGCGAGTATTTAGAACTGCAAATTGAACGGCAGATGCTCGCCCTAGAAAATACCATGACAGCCAAGCCGCGACTTACTGTAGGGGTCACGCATAATGCAGACCGGCTCTATGTTCAAGATGTCCAATACGTTGACGTTAATACGGCTCCGAAAATGCCACTACAGATACGCGCGATTCTAACTACCCGTGTTAATACATCTATTGAATGAGGAGTTTTTTTAATGGCCGAGTTTCAGTATGGAGATGATGTAGTCGGATTTTTTACAGCACAGACAACATATCAGACGCCAGTGTCACAACTTGCGGCGGGGGCATTTAGAGCAACGAGCATTACTATAAACCCTAGCCGTAATCGTTTTTATCCCCAAGACCAAGCAGGCTCACGCGCGGCATCGCCGGGAGTGCAGGGGCGCGGCATTTGCACTTGGAACGCTAGCACCCTGATCCGCGGTAGTGGTGTTCCTGCAGTCCCGTATGATATTGGAAACTTGCTAAAGCACGCCTTTGGGTCGGAGGTTACCACGCCAGGCGTTAGCGGGTATAATACCTATTCTTTCTTGAAGGATACGACGGGGCTTTTCGGTGCTTTGCACAAAAAGGGTTCAACTATTCACGAGCATTGCTATGGGGCCATCATCACTCAGATAGCGTTTGCTTGGGGAAATGACCAACCGATGACAATGACCTTAACCGGCAAAGCGCGTGATGGCGGCATGACCTATCCCACGGCAGCCAATGGCGCCGGGTCATCGGCTACGGCGTTAATCCTGGACGCCGGTGACGCCATCCAGGTGGGCAGCCTTCTGAAAATTGCCGCCGATGATAACAGCGGCGCGGGCCACGTAGTTACCGCCGTTAATGTGACGACCAGCACGGCCACTCTCGCCGCAGCGAAATCGTGGTCCGATGATGCGGTAGTTGTTCCGTTTTTGCCTGTTCCGACTCTCGCTGGTGCGCCGCTCTATGGGAACACCGGCAGTATTTCTTTTGACGGCGGTTCTACGTCGGTCAGCCACTTAAGCGGGTCTCTGACTATTGATACCGGCGCTGATTTGTTAGAAGATGAATACGGCGACGAATATGCAACCGAAGTGGTTATGCGCGGCAAGCGCAGCACCTCTTTTAATTTAGATTTCCTGTTAAAGGAAGCTAATGCCGAATTTGCTTCGCAAGCTCGCCGCCGTTCAACGAAGGACGTCCACATCATTTTCGGCCAGGACGCTGGCGCTACAATGACGTTTGACATGCCAATAGTTGAGTTCACCGGCGGCAACCCTGATAGCCCCGAAACGGGGCCAATGCGCTATCAGTTACAAGGGATTGCTACCGGCACCGATGCGGCCTTAGAGGATGAATGCACTCTCAAAACGCAATAGTTGTGGCCATAAGGGTTGCATGCTCCATTTCTCCTAACGGCAGCAAAGAAAGTGCGGCGGCGGGGCTTATCGGGTACCCCCTCGGGTTGGCTGGAGAGACCGGCGAACTGCCGCCGCCGAACAACCTAACATAGGGAGTAATCCTTTTTATGGAATTAGGCGGCATAAAGCGGTTTAGGTGGTTTGGCGCAGTGCCAGACATTAACGACAACTGTGCATTAGACGAGAGCGTACGCCTCTCCCTAGAGGTCCGCAGAATGTCGGCCTTTGAATTAGCCGAGCAAAAGGAGTGGCAGGGAAACGACAGCATATACGCATGGCGAGATAGTACGTTACACAAAATCGCTTTTGACGAGGATGACAAGGCGGCCATCGACCGCGCCCCGGCAGAAATGCTCGTAGAGTGGCGGCAATTCGGCGAAAATACGCGAGCATGGAGGAACGCTACCGTTGACGGTGAGGCCATAGTTGATCCCTTTCTCCTATTTCTCCATGTCTACGGGACGCCATTATATGGCGTCGTAGTAACGACAATAAAAATGGCCGCTATTCTTAACGGTGAACAGCTAAAAAACTTCACACGGCGGGTGTCTGGTATCGACACGGCAGAGGATGCCCAGCATGCCAGCACGGACAGCGCCCCGCCGCTTGTGGACACCCCGCCGGTGGAGATCGGTCAATCCAGTTAGATAAATTTATTATCAATGGCTGTCCTGTACCACAATTCACCGACGAGATTATCTTCTTGCTGGATTTATATAACATAATAAGTCAAGCTGCCCTTAGCTTGTCTGATGTAATAGAGATGCCAAACATATTAAGCCAAGCCTTTAAGGCGCTCCGAGAATTATGAGTTCATTAAAGCAAAAAATTGACATAACGGTCGAGACTCACCGCAAAGGCGGCGCGATTAAGGCTGTTGGCGCCGAGGTGGGGACATTGAAGCAGGGCTTCACAGGCCTCGGCACGGCTGCTTCAATGGCGCTGAGAGTGGGCGTCGCTGGTGCCGCTGTGCTTGCTGGTAAGGCATTGGCGGACGCTTCGCGCGTTGCTGGAGAGTTTGAACACTCTATGGCTAGAGTCGGGGCGCTCAGTCGGTCTACGGGGTCAAAAGATTTCGCGGCGCTAACTGATGCCGCCAAGGAATTAGGCGCCACGACATCCTTTAGCGCATCGCAAGCCGCGACGGGCATGCAGGCGCTAGCTATGGCAGGCTATAGCGCTAATCAGATTATATCAGCTATGCCGGGATTGTTGAACACGGCGGCAGCGGGACAAGTGGGATTGGGTCGAACTGCGGATATTGTTTCTGATATTATGTCGGGCTTTGGTATTGAGGCGGAAAACACTGGCAAGATTGGCGATATATTGACAGGGACGTTTATCTCGTCCAATACTACATTGGAGTCACTAGGCGAAACTATGAAAGTGGTCGGGCCGATTGCAGCGGCCAACGGCCAAAATCTCCATATTATGGCGGCCGCGGCGGGATTAATGGGAACCGCGGGGATTAAGGGGTCCGAGGCTGGTACTGCGCTGAGAGGTACGCTGGTTCGACTGGCAGCGCCAACCGATAGCGCGGCGCGGCTGATGAAAGACCTTGGCATCCAAACCAGGGACGCCAATGGCCAGCTGCTGCCATTGCCAGCCCTAATCGGAAATATCCAAACCGGACTAGGCAGGCTGGATGCCAAGGACGCGACCCAGGCAATTAAAGAACTCATTGGCATGGAGGCAATGGGCGGATTTCAGGTGCTGCTTGATGCCGGGCCGGACGCTATGGAAACATTTATAGATCGGCTAGGGGAAGTTGGCGTCGCGGCAAGTGTGGCAAAAACTCAGATGGACACATTAGTAGGCGCCACCGCTGAGTTCAATAGCGCCTGGGAAGCATGGCAGATCCAGATTGGCGAGGTGCTTAACATTCCGCGGGAACAGGTGCTGAGATTTGCAACAGGAATAATACGTGAGAATACTGTTGCAAGGCAAGCGGCAAGGGAAGCCCCCGAGACCGATAAAATCAGCCGGGCGCGTGTAGCGCAGATGGACATGCCGTGGGGGCTTATCGGGTACGACATCCGTACCGGCTTTCCGCTGGAAAGCTCCTTAAAGAGATTAAATCCAGTGCAGCGCCAGTATCTGTCCCAAGTGCCGGGTGACGAGGCAATCGAAAGTTGGCCAGATTTTAAGGTATACTTTGACGCCAAGAGAGAGGAGGACGCAGCGGACTTTAAGCAATTCTTAGAGGGAATTAGCGTAAATCCCGCCGAGATATTTAATATCTCGGCAGGGGGATTGCAGCCGGGTGAGGGAGTTAAGATCTC